ATCGATGCTTCAGATGCTACTTAAAGCGCTGAAGGATAGAGCAAAGGAGCAGGCAGATGCCTACAGAGCTAAAAGGCGCTAGTGCGCTTCGCAAGGCTCTCAAGCAATTCTCGCCTGATCTCGACAAAGAGACTCGTGACGAGATGGTCGGATTCCTTAAGCCAGTAGTAAAAAAGGCCAGAGGATTTCTTCCATCTAATGATGAGATGCCTTCAGGTTTTGTTAAGCATGAAGTAAAGACTGCCAAGTTCCCAATGTATGACGCCTCAGAGGCTCGTCGAGGAGTGGGCTATAAATTGACAGCCACTCGTCCTAACTCTCAAGGTTGGTCTTCAACTGTATCTATTCACTCCAAAAGAGCAGCAGCAGTCATTTATGATTGGGCTGGACGTAAGTCTCGCAGTCAGTTCGTCTCAGTTCTCCCTGGCGCAATGGCAGGCAAAGGCAAGATGTCAGGTCGAGCATTATTTAAGGCTTATGAGCAGGATCAAGGCAAGGCCAAAGTCGGAGTTATCCGAGCCCTAGAGAAGGCCGCCGCTAAGTTTAACGCGAAAGGCAATAACAATGGCTGAGTTACGGATCCCGATTGTCGTCGAGAATAAAGGCAAGAAGGCACTCGGCGACACTAGCAAAAGCGTTAGCGCCCTTGATAAGCAAGTCAAGAGATTAGGCAAGAGTCTTCTTGCAGTATTTGGAGCCCAGCAGCTTCTAAAGTTCGCTAAGAACGCCTCGAAGGCATTCATCGAAGATGAGAAGGCAGCCAATCGCCTTGCCTTAGCCGTTAAGAATCTTGGACTAGAGTTCGAGACTCCACGCATCGAGCGTTATATTTCTGACCTTTCAAGGATGTCTGGCGTTACCGATGATCAATTACGTCCAGCAATGCAGCGCTTATTGCAGACTACTGGTTCAGTTGCTAAGGCTCAGGAATTACTTACCCAGGCAACAGACATCGCCGCCGGGTCTGGCGTTGATTATGAAACAGTTGTTAATGATCTAAGCCTTGCATACGTTGGTCAGACTCGTGGGCTTCGTAAGTATTCACTAGGACTTTCTCAAGCCGAACTTAAGACCATGAAGTTCGCAGATGTTCAAGAGCGACTTAATAAGCAGTTCTCTGGCGCTAATGCAGAATTTTTAACTACTTACGCAGGTAAATTGCAACTCATCACAACTGCGGCAGGCGAGGCAAGCGAGAAGATCGGCGGAGCGCTAGTCGAGTCGCTCGTATCTGTATTCGCTGCAGGTGACACAACACAATTTGTAAACCAGATCGATACCCTTGCCACAAAGATTGCAGATACAGTCTCAGCGGTCGTATTCGCATTTCGTAAGTTATACGTCTTGACTAGCGATCGTGCCATTCTGGCTAGTTTTAATCCGTTCGATGATTACGAAAAGAATGCCCTAGCCGCCATCGAGGCTGCTGAGAAGGCAGCAAAGTTCAGACGTAATGCGCCAGGCATGGGCTACTCAGGTTCTCAGCCTATGGGTATCTATGAAACATCTGCCCAGATTGCAGCGCGTAAAGCAGCAGAAGCGGCGGCGGCCAAGCGTGCCAGAGAACTGGCGGCACTTCAGAAAAAAACTCTTGACACCAATAAGAAATCTTTAGCCTTGCAGAAGGCATCTAAGACTCTTAACCTAGAAGCGATCGGTATTGAGGCAGCTCTTAAAGGACAGATCAGCGAGACTGATCGTCTATCGCTTCTACTTCAGAAGGCTCTACTCGAAGGTAATGCTAATTTAGCAACATCTTTATCTGATCAACTAGATGCATCAGTCAAGCGCCAGAACGAACTTCGCCAGTCTTTACTCACTACGCCTAAAGCTCCTAACCCTTATGCGGATTGGAAGATTCCTGAGAATCTCATGACCTACACGGCTGCTACTTTAGGAGTCAGTACCGAAACCGTTATTTCTGCCCCAGAAACAATCGTGGCTACATCAGATGCGACTCAAGAATTAATCGATGCACTTATCGCAGCCGCAGAAGCACAAAGACGAGCGGATGCAGCTCAAGCAGCAGCAGACGCAGTCACACCGAATGTCAATGTCAAAGTAGAAGTTGCAGGCGAAGATGTCGCGGCAATCATTACTCAGCAACAAGTCAATGATTCACTATCTGGCACATTCGCTCAGACCAATCGCTTCGGCGCTAAGGGCGCTATAGCAATATGAGTCTTCCCGCCACTATTTCGGTATCGTTCGACTTTAGCCAGGGGGCTACATTCGGCTATCCGTTTACTATTGGCGACCCGATCAACGGCGTTATTGGAGTATCACAGTTCGCATCGACAGAAGTGCCTGATCCAGTAGTCGATCTCAGTAGCGTTACTCGATCGATCAAGATTAGCCGTGGCCGTAGCATTATGCGTGATACCTACGAGGCTGGCAATTGCACAGTTCGAGTCTTAGACCCAGATTCATACTTTAACCCTCAGAACGTGTCTAGTCCTTATTTTGGCTATCTGACTCCACTTCGCAAGATTCGTGTAGCAGCTACTACTGCCACCACTCAGCACTTTCTATTTTCAGGCTATGTTGATTCGTACAAGTATTACTATCCAACAGGCCAGGAGATCGGCTATGTCGATATCGTCTGCTCAGATGCATTCCGTCTATTCCAGATGGCTAACGTCTCGACAGTAACCGATGCAACGGCAGGCCAGACAACTGGCACACGCATCACCAAGATTCTAGATCAAGTCTCATTCCCGACATCGATGAGAATCACCGACACGGGATCAACGACAGTCCAGGCCGACCCGGGGACATCTAGATCATCCTTAGCAGCTCTCAAGGCAGCAGAGTTCGCAGAACAGGGCGCATTCTTTATCCGCACAGACGGAACTGCTGAGTTTAAGGATCGCAACGATGTGGTGAGTTCCCTGGCTGCTGCGCCTATTGAGTTCAATCAGACTACTGGCATTCCTTATTCAGACCTTCGCTATGCCTTCGATGACAAGCTCATCATCAATCAGGCCAGTATGACTCGTGTTGGTGGTACTGCTCAAGTTGCTACTAATGCAACCTCATCGGCTAAGTATTTTCCTCATGGCACAACAGTCACAGACATGATTCCTCAGACAGATGCTCAAGTCTTAGACATCGCCAAGATTTATGTAGCCACTAGAGCTGAGACAACTATTCGCATCGATGCCATGACTGTCGATCTATTGGATACGGCAGTCCCAACTGACACAATGATCGGGCTCGATTATTTTGACAATGTGAAGATCACTAACGTTCAGCCTGATTCTTCGACAATCGTCAAGACCTTGCAGGTGCAGGGATTGGCATGGGATATAACCCCTAATTCAATGAAATGCACAGTTACAACATTAGAACCAATAGTTGAAGGATTCATCATAGGATCATCGACTTACGGTATAATCGGACAATCCATAATGGGATACTAGGAGATAAATCATGGCAGAAGGCTTTCCAGCATCAACAGGCGACATCTTTACGGCCGCAGACTATAACGGCCTAGTAGCCTTTACTGTAGGCGCAGCCAATACTAACGACTATACGGCCACCATCTCCGATGCCTATCAGGTCTTAGAGTTGATGAACAAGTCCACTGCTATTGCCTTCAAGATCCCTACAAATGCTTCTGTAGCATTCCCGATAGGTACAGTGATCACAGTCCTTAACATCGGCGCTGGAGTCTGCACGATCTCAGCAGTCACCTCTGGCACGACTACAGTTTTATCGGCTGGCGCAGTAGCGGCGGCTCCTACCCTCGCTCAGTACAAGAGCGCAGCCTGTATCAAGACAGGCACAGATACTTGGTACGTCGTTGGAGCCATTGGGTAATGCTTAACAACATCGCAGGGCTATTGGATGCAGGCGTACCCATTTCGCTTACATCCTATGAGTCGATCGCTACTGCCTCTCCTTCGGGCGCTTCTACCTTTGACTTCACCTCGATCCCTAGCACGTTCAAGCATTTACAGATTCGTTATGCAACAAAGGGAACTTCTAACGGCACAGGTATTCGTATCAGATTTAATAGCGATACAGGCTCAAATTATTACATCCATTATCTTTATGGAGATGGTGCAACAGCAGGAGCCCTTGCTCAAGGTATAACTACTTCGGGAGTCATTGGAGAAGTTACAACTACTAGTAATGTGCAATCTTCAGGAGTTATAGATATTTTAGATTATCTATCAACTAATAAGAATAAGACTGTGCGTACCCTCTTTGGCTACGACAATAACGGCAGCGGCACTATTTACTTAAACTCGGTCTTATGGTCTGCCACTCCAGCCGCTATCACTTCAATTACTATTTTCCCTTCAAGCGGCACTATTACAGGCTCATTTGCGCTTTATGGAATTAAGGGGTAATTATGACTGCAACTTATGACAAGATCGCGACCTACACAGTGCCTAGTTCACAGGCGTCTTATACCTTCAGCAGTATCAGTGGGACATACACAGATTTATATCTGGTAGTTAATTATCGTAGCGCTGGCACTGGTGACACTCGATGCAATGTCCGCGTAGGCAACGGCTCAGTAGATACTGGATCCAACTATTCTTCTACATATGTTTTGGGATCTGGCACTACCGCTAGTAGCAGTCGCGACTCTAATCGTACTTTCATAGACTCTTACGTCAATGAGGCAGAAAGCACAAGTTCTGAGTTCTCTCTAAATCTATTTCAGTTTATGAATTACTCTAACACTACGACTAACAAAACAGTTTTAATCAGAGAAAATACTCAGACAGTTGGTGGTGGTTTTACTGCGGGAACGTCAGCACAGGTCAGTTTATGGAGATCGACTTCAGCGATTAACACAATCCAGATTTATGATGCTACTGGCAAATCTATTGCTGCTGGTTCTACTTTCACTCTCTACGGAATAAAGGCGGCCTAATGCCTACATTTACACAGATTGGTTCAGCGCAAGTCGCTGGCGCAGGTGGCTCAACCTCTTTTGATTTTACTTCAATCCCTAGCACTTACACTGATCTCTGTATTATTCTATCCTCACGTGGTGCATCGGGTGGGGCTACAGACGTTCTCATCGAGTTCAATTCAGATGCGACTGGATCAAATTATTCAGCGAAACAATTACAGGGCAACGGCGCGAGCGCAGCCAGCTCTGGCGGCGCAGGCAACCAATCGGCGACATCTACAGGTTCAACTGACACCGCCTCGACTTTTGCCAACAGTTCTATTTACATTCCTAATTATGCAGGATCAACTAACAAGAGTTTTGCAAGCGATTCAGTAACCGAAAATAATGCTACGACCGCTTATGCGACTTTACGCGCTAGCATCTGGAACAACACTGCCGCGATTACTGCTATCAAATTAAAAAATGCAAACGCTGCAAACTTTGCCCAATACTCAACCGCCTACCTATATGGAGTATCAAATGCCTAATCCAACACGAATCGAAGTAAACTGCACTACAGGCGAGGTCTTAGAGATCGAGCTGACAGATGCAGAAGTAGCAGAACTTGCCTATCAGGCAGAACTTGCAGCCGATGCTAAGGCGGAAGAAGATCGCGTCGCTGCCGAGAAGGCAGAGGCTAAGGCTGCACTCCTTGAGCGTCTAGGCATCACAGATGATGAAGCGAAACTCTTACTTGCATGAAGCCAAGACTCTCTAAGTCTGCCATTCAGTTACGCGAGCAGATCGATGATGCATTCCCCGGTCGAGATCGAACTTCGGACGGCTGGATCGGCGATACAAGACACGCTGCGCGCAAGTCTGATCATAATCCAGATGCACAAGGATGGGTACGTGCCATCGACGTTGACCGCGACCTTGCAGGCAAAGGCAGGAAGCCCGATGTCATGCCTGACTTGGTCGATCAGATTCGATTCCTTGCAAAGTCTGGCGATAAGAGAATCTCTTACATCATCTTCGATGGCAAGATCGCCTCATCTAAGAAGGCTTGGGCTTGGCGTCCTTATGATGGGATCAATAAGCATAATCACCATGCGCATGTCAGCTTTACTATCAAGGGCGATGAAGACTCTACTTGGTTCAATATCCCGATGATA